ACACCGAAATGGGTATTTGTAGTAGAAGCTGAGATAGATGATGTTCTATACTTCCATGGAGAAGGTGGTACTGCTAAAACAAAATATAAGAGTGAAGAACAGCCTGTAGTTCAAGGTCACTTACATACACAGGCTTATATAGAGTGGCTATTCTCAAAATCATATAGAAAATTTGCCATGCAAATAGGAACTGGGATAGACTTTCAAAAATATGCATTTGCATATGCTAAGGCAGGCAAGAACCCTGCTGTAAGCTGTGGAGTAGTTCTGAATGGTCTACACCCCTTTCTAATACCAATGAATTTATAGGTAGTGTGTTAGCTTATCTGAGACCCTCACATTAATTTGTGGGGGTTTTTTAATACCTGAAATCCAAATTTCACTTATTGCAAAAATAGAGAGAATCTATCTATATAGTAGTATACGATAGATAACATTTATGAAAGCAATTATAAACATTCAGGGTGTAGTAGGTGAGGAAGCCACTCTCTTAGGGGTTATTAGGCAGTTTAAAGGCTATAAGAACCCTACAGAGGTAGAAGTGATTATAGACTCACAAGGTGGATGTGTTGACACGGGTCTTTCAATATTCAAATTTTTGAGAAACCTCGAATTACCTGTCACTACCAAGGCTTCAAGGGCTTACAGTATAGCAGCTTCAATCTTTATGGCAGGCGACATAAGGCTTTTAGAGGAAGGACAAAACAGATTTATGATTCATATGCCTTGGGGTCAAATGGCAGGTGGTTCCAAAGATTTTGAAGCAGTATCAGGACAATTAAAAGAGATAGAAGACAACTTCACCAAGTTCTACAGCGAATATATGAGTGTAGATGAAGATACGGTAAGAAGACTTCTAGATAATGAAACATTCCTGAGTTCACAGGAAGCTACAGAAATGGGTATAGCTACTGGTACATACTCATCACTTAAAGCTGTGGCATACTACAATGATGAATTAATAAAAGAAAATGAAAAAAGTACAATTATGACAAAAACAGAAAAATTTTTAAAAGCCTTTGCTGAGTTCATGGGTGGTTCACAGGAAGAAAATACAAAACTAAAAGCACTTGTATTACAGGACTCTAATGGTGAGGAAGTAAGCTTCCCAGAACTGGATGAAAATGAGACCCCAGAGGTAGGAAGTAAAGTAGATGGTAGAGAAGGAGAAATTCTGATGCCTGATGGAAGTAAAGTAATAGTAGAAGATGGTGAAGTAAAAGAGATTATACCTGCACCAGAAGAAGAGGATGCTACTGATGTAGATGCAGAAGCTAATGCTGATGAAGTAGACTACAAGGCTATGCTTACAGAATTCAAAGCTTCTATTCTAAGTGAAATCAAGGCTGAAAATAAGGAAGAGAAGGAATCTCTTCAAGCTGAAATAAAAGCTTTGAGAAAGGAGATAGGTTCAGAATTAGACAATGAACCAGTGATTAACAATAAGAGTAATTCCAAAAACGGGAACTCACTAACCAATGCCCTTAGAAAGAGAAAGGCAAAATAATTAAAAACAAAAAAAAAACGATAAAAAATGGCTTACAATTTAGAGAATTTCTCAGATTACATAAGTAGAGAAAACGAAGTATTAACTGCAACTTTATTTGCAGGAGGTGACGTGGCAAAATTTGCACGTTATATGAGTGGTGTTAAAGGTTCAACTGAAGTACCACATTTTTCAGGTGGTGCTACAATCCAATCAGGTAGCTGTGCAACCCCTTCAGGTGGTAGTACAGGTGAATTGGTCACTTTGACAGTAAAGAATTTCACAGTATATGAAGAGTTCTGTCAGGATGATTTACAAAATAAATTCCCAAATACAGTACTAGCACCAGGTTCTAATAACGCTGAAACCCCTAAAGAATGGGAGGAAGCATTAGTAGACACTAAATTATCTTCTATTGCAGAACAATTAGATGAATTATACTGGCAAGGTGATACAGCAGGAGGTGTAAACAACTTATTTGATGGTTTCCTGAAGCAGATAGATGCATCTTCTGATGTAATTGATGGTAATACAGCAGGTATCACAGTTGCTACTGGTATCAATAAAAGCAATGTAATCAGTATAGTAGAGGATGTAAGAAGTGCTGCACCTGCAAAAGTAAAGAGAAAGAAAGAATTCTCAATCTTAGTAGGAGATGATGTATTTGACTTATACATCCAAGCACTTAAAGATGCTAACCTATACCACTACACGCCTGAACATGATGAAGGTGTGTTAAGAATAGGTGGTTCTGGTGCAATGCTTAAAAGACAAATTGGGTTAGATGGTACTAACAGAATAGTAGCTTCTGTAGGTGAGAATTTCATAGTAGGTTCTGACTTAGAAAATGAGTCTGAAGTAGCTGATATGTGGTATGATAAGACTTCTGATAAGACTTATTTAAGAGTTAAAGCTAAATCAGGTGTAACAATCCAAAACGCTGGTGAAATAGTAGAATTCACATTAGTATAATAACAACAAGATAGACAGGGGAGTCAAAGGATTCCCCTTTCAATCTAAAATAAAACGATATAACAATGACATGCATAAATAAATTATCAGGAGATATAAGCTTCAACTGTGATGACAAACCTAAAAGAGGTTTAGCAGGGCAGAGGGCTGTAATTATCAACTTTGAAGATATTGATTTTGGGGCTACTACTAAGAATGGTGCTACAATTTCAAACTTAACTTTAAAAGATGGTACTACAGGTTATAAAATAGAGTGGTATAAAGAACTAGCATCAGCTAGCGGGCAATTTAGCCCAAATGAAGAGGATATAGATGGGTTCTCTCACTCTTTTATGGGTAGAATGGCTACAAGTTCATTAAGTAATGCAAAAGCAGCTAAGGAACTAAAAGAAGGAAGATTTGTAGTAGTATATGAATCTAAATACCAAGGTGTAAACCAGGAGGAAGCTTTTAAAGTATTAGGGATTGAAACAGGACTTCAATTATCAGAGATGACTACTAATACTAATGAAAATTCGGGTTCTATCTTGTTTACTCTTAGTACAAAAGAGGGAGAATATGAGGAATATCCTTTCAATATTTTTTCTGAAGCATCTTACAGTACTAGTAAGGACACTGTAGACGCACTGTTCACAGCAGTAGTATAATAACAACAAAATATGTATAGAGATTAAGCAGGTAAACTAACCCTTTACACTGCTTAATCTATATACACTTAACATAAAAATAATATGGATATAAAAGACATACTAGAATTACCATTTCACTTAATGACTAAACAGGAAAATCTAAGAGGGTTAGTAGGTGCTTATAAGGAAGAGTTAGGTAGAGAGGTATGTGTTAGCTGTCCTTCATCTTTAAATGAGATGATAATTAACTTAAAAAAACATTATAACATGAGTGATTTTAGAATTAAGAATAATGGGTACTACAGATTATCAAAAGAATCTAGCAAAACGATAAATAATAACATTATAACCAATGAATTAGCAATCGATTTTTTACAGATAGACCCAGACAGAATAAAAGTATTTGAAGCTTACCCTGAGAACTGGAAAGAAATGGTAGAAGGTAAAGATGAGGAATTTGAAGATACTACTGAACAGGAAGTAGAAAGAGAGATACTTAAAGAGATGAAGATGCCTGAATTAAGGGAGAAATATCCCAACATTAAAGCAACTTCTAAACAAGATTTTATAACTGAAATCTTTAAATATAAAGAAGCATAGATATGAAAATGTATTTCAAAGAGATTAAAAACAGCTTACTAGAAGCTAAGTTAGACCTTAGAAATGAGGTGTATAACTGGGGTAAGGATAATTCCTACCCTTCTACTATGGAATATCTCATCTCTACTAGTGTAACTGCTAAAAATTGCATAGATAAAGCTTCTAAGGCTATTATGGGTAAAGGAGTCAAAGGCGGTCACATTATAGTAAATAAGAAAGGTCACTCTTTAAATGATGTGATTAGAACACTTGCGAGGGAATACAGGAAACACAATAATGCTTTTTTAAGTGTGGGCTATAATTTAGAAGGAGAGGTATCATCAATTGAAGCTATACCATCTAAAAATGTACGATTAGGGAAGAAAGATGATAAGGATTATAACGGTAAATATGTGGTATACAATAACTGGGATGGTTCTCAGGGTAAAGTAGACCCAGAAGGGTTTCAAACAGTTGACAGATTTAACCCTAATAAGGAGATAGTACAAGGGCAGATAGATAATGCAGGTGGTATACATAAGTATAAAGGACAGGTAGTACATATACAGAAGTATATGAATGAGGTATATTCATTACCTGATGGTGACTGCGTGATGTTAGACATGGTTGCTGAAATTAATGCTGCCGAATTTAAGCAAAAAGGTACTTCAGATGGATTCCTGAACACTAAGATAATGGTGGTTAAGCCCTTTAATTCAGATGATGAGAGAAGACAGTTTAAAAATGATTTAGACAGTCTGAGAGGGTCTAAAAATGCTAATAGTGTGATATTATTAGAAGCACCTGATAATTCAAGTGATATTAAGGATAACATGCAATTACAGGACTTGACTTCCACTCATAATGATGAACTATTTAAGTATACAGAAACATCAATAGAGAAGGCAATAGCTAAGGCATTTAATGTACCAATAACACTTATTAACCCTTCTGATAATGGGTTATTTGGTAGTAGTGGTGAAATGTATTCTACTATTAATGATATCATGTGGGAGGAAGCAGAAGAGGAAAGAAATAAAATAGAAGAGATACTAACTCTGGTGATGAATAACTATAAAGACCCATTCGTGGGTAGAGTAGAAATATTAAGAAGTAAAAAAGATAAAACAGATGAATAATTTAATCACACATACTGAATTCAGTGAGTTGAAGAGTATCAGTAAAAGATATGATGATGATAAAGTAAATAAAAGTATTACCCAAGCTATGACAGATTTAAGGGAAGTATTAGGGGTTTCTTTTTATTTTGATGTAATTTCTAATACAGAAACTGCTGAATATACTACACTGTTAGATGGTGGCGAATTTAGTGTAGAGGGGCTTACTTATGTACATGATGGTCTTAAATCACTTGTAGCTGATTATGCTTATGCACGTTATCTCTATGAGGTAAACACTAACCTCACTTCTTTTGGAATGGTGGGTAAGAATAACCAAGATTCCACACCTGTAGACAGGAATATGATAAAGGATTTAGTAGGTCAGACTAATAAAGATGCAGGTAGAAAATGGGAATTAATTGAGGATTATCTAGAAGCTAATATAGAGTTATTCCCAGTATGGGCTAAGTCTAAGAGAACAGTAGATAATAACCCTGCATCATTTAACACTGGGAGATTCACTTTTATGTCAACTGGAAAGAATTAAGATGAATTTTAGAGAGTTATTTCCATACATAATCATAGTAATACTGGCTTATATGTTCATCACCAGACCAGTAGTAGAGAAAAACATAGAAATCCCTGCTAAATCTGAAAATTTTGTAGTGGAGAAACCAGTACCAGAAGTAAAATATGATACAATATACAGGGATTCAGTGGTAGAGAAAATAGTGGTTAAGGAGAATCCCGTGAATCAGGAACTTCTTACAAAATATAAACAGGCTAAGGACAGTCTAGCTAAGATGGAGATTTTTGAGGATGCTATAACAGAGAGAAGATATAAAGATGTGTTTGAGGACTCTAATCAGACCATAACAGTCACATCAGATGTAATAGGAAGCCTTCAGAGACAGAAAGTAGACTATAATATACACAGTACTTCAATTAAGAGAAAGGATGCTTCAGAAGGGGTTTATGTAGGCGTAGGGGCTTCATTATCGTCGAAAGAATTTAATCTTCCTTCTTTAGATTTTAATTTAAGTTTCGTAAAAAATAAGAAGATATACACCTTAGGGATGGACTTAGACCAAAATATTAAAATAGGAATAAAGCAAAAGATTTTTTAAAAATATGGGATTGATAGATTTTATAGTAAATAACTGGCAATTATTGACAGCAGGAGGAACAACAGTCTTAGCATGGAATAAGGAGTTTATAATGCATAAGCTTAATATGAGAAAGGGTAAAGCTGAAGCCAAAAGTGCAGAGAAAGAAGTAGATACAGTCTATATAGAGAACTCAGAGAAGTTAGTCAAGTTATATCAAAAGAGTATGGATGACCTTAACAAGAGAAATAATAGGATTATCAGTGATATAAGACAAGAACATGAGAGAAGTGTGGATAAAATACATCACAGATATAAAAATGAAAGAGATAAAGATTCCAAAAAAGATAAAGAAAGAGAGGAATTACTTCAAGATACTATAAAATCTGAGAGGTTGCTACATAAAACAGTAGAGACCCTAAGAGATGAAGTAAAGAAGCTTACCAAAGAGGTTAAAAAGCTTACTACACAGCTTAACTATTACAGAAAACACTCAGAAGTTAATTTACCCCCAGAACTTGAATAAAAAAGCAATATGATAATAATAGAACACATATCAGATAGTGAACATTTTACATTAAATGGGAAGAAATATCCAAGGATTTACCAAGCGGTAGCAATGGGTATAACAGATATAGCTATCTATAACGTACATGATATAAAGAATAGGATTCAGAATAATATTCACTATTCAGAGGTAATGGTGAATAATACACAGTACTCCAATCAGGGTGCACTTATAGAAGCACTTATCCCTATCCTTTATACTAAAAATATCATAACAGGTGCAAAGGGAGATACAGGTCCAAAAGGAGATACCCCTGAACATACATGGAGTGGAACTTCATTAAGTTTTGAGAATCCTGATGGTTCTACAGGTATAGCAGTAGACCTAAAAGGTGAAAGAGGTCTAAATGGAGAGAAAGGTCAAAAAGGAGACCAAGGTATTCAAGGTATTCAAGGTGTAAAGGGAGATAAGGGTAATAAAGGAGATACAGGAGAAAGAGGTATTCAAGGTATAGAAGGTGAGAAAGGAGATAAAGGTGATAAACCAGAACATACATGGAGTGGAACTAGTCTACAGTTTGAGAATCCTGATGGTTCTGGTGGTGATTTTGTAGACCTTAAAGGTGAAAGAGGATTAGCCCCATTTCATATATGGGAAGGAACTTCATTAAGATGGGAGAATCCTGATGGTTCTACAGGTATAGCAGTAGACCTAAAAGGTGATAAAGGAGATGATGGAATAGAAGGTCCAAGAGGTTTTCAAGGACAGAAAGGTGATAAAGGAGATACTGGTGATAAGGGTGATAAGGGTGATGCACCCGCCCACCAATGGAACGGTAAATACCTAAGTTTTCAGAACCCTAATGGTTCTTATGGTTTAGCAATGAATTTAGAAGGACCTGAGGGTCCACGTGGATTACAAGGAGAAAGAGGTTTTAAAGGAGATAAAGGTGACCAAGGAGATAAAGGTGACCAAGGAGAAAGAGGTATTCAAGGTATTCAAGGTGAAATACCTTCCCATAATTGGATAGGCACAGCCTTACAATGGGAGAATCCTGATGGTTCTAATGGTTTAGCAACTGAGTTAAAAGGAGAAAGAGGTTTCAAAGGAGATGCAGGTGATATAGGACCTAAAGGAGACAAAGGAGACACAGGAGAAAGAGGTCTCAGAGGTATTCAAGGTATTCAAGGTATAGAAGGTGAGAAAGGAGAAAGAGGA